CCTCCCAATTCTACCGGGACAAGCGGCGGCTGGGGGCAAGTAGTCGCTGATGCAAATTGGATGTCCACAAAAACGGCGACGAGCTTTGGTGCAGCCTCCCCGCCCGCCCCGGCCTGGTCTGCTGCCATACAGATTAGAGGTGAGGATGGCAGTCCTATTCAGAATCTTGGAGCAGGTTTCATCACAACAGGAACCATTGCCACAGATTCAGTAATTACAGTCGGAACCCTTGGCGGCGCGAGCATAACAATCGACGGCGGCGGCAAGCGAATCGTAATCAGAGATTAATTTTGATGGGAGCATATATAATATCATGACTGACAGAGTATTGATAGGACATAAAAATACAGTAGAGGGTCCACCCATATCCCTTGTGTTATTTGGTCCCCATGCCGGAGAACTCGACCAGTTTAATGTCCGTTCCGGTGACTACGAATCGGAGGATTTTCCTCCTGCTGGAAAAATAAGTATTAAAACCGGCGGAATATGGTATTCATATTTATACCAATACGTCCAGGGCGGCGGGTTGCTCCCGCTCCTTCAGTTTCTCCTTGTCCCCTCCCAGACCGTGCAAGTGGCACATATTGATGGCGACCTTGTTGAAGTTGGAACCCCTGCATCTGGCATCTGGGTTTCCAAACCAACCGCAAATGTTCTTGCAATGGCAGATGTCAACATCCCAGAAGATGACTGGTATGGATTCCAAGAAGAATTTGATTGGGTTGCCGAGGATGGGGAATGGGCAAATTCTTCTCCGGGAGTAAATAGACCATATATTCCCGAAGGATGGGTGGATGGAGAACACCAAGCCTCTCCTTTTGGATTTTGTACAATGGCTCTCTACGGCAATGCCCCAGGGTTCGCCGTGGCGCTTTCGGGCCCAGAACAAATATGGGGTGTTGACTATGATAGCAGAGGAAAATTAAAAAGAACCACAAATAACACCATTTTGTATACAGGTGGATACGAAAAACAAAAACTCTTTTCACCAGTTTTTATTTCAGCCAATGCAAGTCAATCCTTTGGCGGCTATCAATATTGGTGGCGGCCGTATTCAGGAGACATTCATCCTGATGCAATTTTTCCTCCCGACTATCCTGTCATAGAGATGAGAATCAGAAGACTTCCAACTCCTAATTATCCCCAGGCTAATCCCGGCAACCACGATTGCAAGCTATCTTGGAGTAGAAATACGCTGAATGGCCAAGACGGCGCCACCGGGGCTAATTTTCCAGGAACGTCCGGGGCATCCTATATGGCTCCAAATAAAATAGACAGCCAACCATTTAATACGACGCAGCCGGGATATACTGACATATTTCCACATGAAGAAATTTCTGGAGGAACCCCCAGCCCATGGAAAATTCTTGAATGGGATTTAAGTACCCATGCGGATTGGGGAGGTATTACGAATGGAGAATACAGACTTCATCATATGAATTTTTATCTCACAACCGCAAATAGTGGATTAACTGGTACTGGATCAACTGGAGTCGCATGGAATCCAGAAACAGACCCCATGTGGGAAATTGATTATGTCCGAGTAAAGAAGGCATCTATTCCTGCTGGCCTAGGAAGATGGAATAGCAAACAGGCATCTCTGTTGTTGGACTCTGACATAAATCATATGGGCCTCGTACATCAGACAGGCACCGTGACCATCGGAACTGCCAAGGCATACATTGATGGAACCACAAGTAATCGAGTGGCTGGTCATGTGATTGACGAAACCGCAAAAGGCTATGTTTCCTTTCCTGCACTCGATTATATCCCTCTTGTATTATTTCAGAGGATTGACGAGAATGTAGGGCTTACCGGAAGTTCATTTCCCGGAGGAGAAGATGAGTTTTCCATTTGCACACAGGACTGGGAAGACCATCGGTATCCTACGATTGATATGAATACATCAGAAGGAATTCATAAAGGATTTGATATTCCGTTAGTATCCAAAGTTACTTCCTCTGCCTATTTTACTGATAATGTAGTTGGTGACCCTTATGCTCCCCCAATGTACGAAAATTTCTATTCGTTTACTTCAAAGCCTACTGTTGGATTTGAAGCCAACCACATGACGTTAGCCGGGCTTACGGCTTTGACTCACTATAAAACGGACGGCTCGCAGGAGCCTTTGCCGCTGCCCTGGACCGGAGAAATTCCAGCTACATCAAACAGAGCCGGAAGAAAATTTTCTGATATGGTGCAATCGTTTTCTGAAGTCAGAACTTTTGCATATGCCCGGGCTGCAAAAGATGGCTTTTGGTTGACCTGTAGAAATGCAATCGGGCAGGAGGGCCTAGAACCTGTTCTTAATTTGGCACCTGTCTTGCCAGAAAAGGGCATCCAGAATCATGGAACTTCTGCATATACTGCCATGCAATTTCAAAATGATAATGGAGCCTGGGGAATGTTTCATCCGGCACTTGCCTTATATGATGGACAGAAATTTACAGAGGGACAAAGATTAAATTGGGACTCAACGGTGACTGCAAATTCTTTCTTGTTGAATAAAATAGGGCAAGATTTTTGGGGAGATACCTATCCTCAATACCGATGGGGCCCAAATTTCTCATGCTCTGGATTGCCGTTTAGTGGCGCACTAGCCAGACCAAATGACCCTGCGCCGACAGACAAAACCAAATTTCTTCTTTCATATATACGAACAACGGATGGCACAGACACGGCAACAAATGCAATACATACTGCCAACGGAATTCTTCGGGAGGGTACTGGAGGATTTTATCCATATAGATACCAGAGTAATGAATGGCTTCATACAGCCCTTGGAAACTGGTCCGGCGCGAGCCGCCTCCCTTCAGTTGACTGGACAGGAGTCCAATACAACATCAAGCGACTCTCCTCTAAGGGAATCTTTCATCCACATGGAGTGGTTCCAGAGAGTTCGTTGGCATTCGACAACAAGAACACAGACTTTTCGGACAGGATTCCCGGCGTCTCGGCAAATGTGGGTGTATATAATCAGACTGCCTATATTGGAGGGGCAAAGAACAAAAGGTTTGCTGCCACTAAGATACACACACTAGAATTTAAAACCGACGAAAGATGGCCAGATGAACCGCAGAAATCTTATTTTGGGTTTGCAGGAGCCGAGTCTACACACGATGCCAACCATCCATATTTTGTTCTCTCTCCTCCAAACGTTGTGCCTGAATCAATTTTATATACTCTTAAATATACAAATCCTACAGGAGATGGGACAACATCAAGTGATTATGGTGGTGAATTGATGATTGCAAACATTGATGGAACCAACCCTAGAATTTTTCATGATAATATGCTCGAAACCTCCGAGGGCGGTGGACATTTACGGCCCGTCGCCACTCCTGCCGCTGCACCAAATCCTGGGGCTGGTTCTGGATCATCGCATACTGGGGTTCAATGGAGTCCTGATGGGGAAACTATTGTCTTTAGTACCTATGTTGACTCCGCAGGGGGTGTTCCGCAGTTTCATATGCAATTTGCAAAAAGGGTAAGCCTTGACGGGCCCCTTGGAAATGAAATTAGAACCGCAGACGTTAACGGTGGCGTAGGTCTGGGAGGAATGTCTCAAACGGGCGGGCAAGAATTTATTGCTCTTGAAGCCGCCTTCAGGGGAGATAGTGTAGGCGGGTTTATTCAATATATTACCAACTGGACGAACGCATCGAATCGTTATGGCTCAGTTGGTGCGCCAAACTATACAGGAATGGAAATTATTTTACCTGACCCTACCTTTAAAGTATATTTGAATCATAGCGGCGGTTGGCCCGCTGCATTTATGGGTGAATTCTTCCGTGTGGGTTCTCAAGGATTCGGGCCCGACCCCCGCGTCAATATAACGGCAAGATATTGGAGGGCTATACAACAATGGTCATTTATGACGTTTCAAGATACCATTAACACCGCTGGCGCAACAACTCCCGCCCGTATTTATGTGTGGGACATTGAATTTGTCCCTGGAGATAATTTTAATAATAATCTCAATCGACGCGAAGTAACAAGTTATGCCGGGGCAGATGATGAAACTCAGGCTCAAGTTTCTCATGATGAAAAACTGATAGCATTTGTTCGGGGCGGTGATATTTGGTTAGCTGATTTTGATCTTAGTAAGGCTGGTGCCTGGGCTGGTTCACCCTTGGCAACAAATGAGAGAAATATTACACAATCTGACGGAACTAATTATACGCCAGTATTTAGTAACGACGACAAAAAAGTATTTTTCAAAACTTTCACATCCGAATCTAAATGGAAACTCAGATACTCTGATATATATCCTGAAGACGTTGAATATGATTCTGATTTCTCTAAGCCACCGACATACAAATACTGGGTGCTGCGCGTTCCTGTATCATTCCCGGAGTATACATAATGGACAGAGTAATTATAGGAAAAACTCCTGACACAGAAGCGTCTTTTCCTGCATCAAATCGCCGCGCCGGAAAGACCGGACTGTTTATTTCAAAACCCGGTGCCAATGTAATGTTCTGCTCGGATGGTGATCTACTTTTTGATTCGACTGCGCCAGATTTCATGCAGGTGTTGGCCAAAGGGACGGACTCTATTTCAAGAGGAACAGTATTAAATAATAATATCATAAAGCCAACAATCAAAACAATAGAAACAAATATTAAAGTTCCTTATGTAGAAGAAAATGCAACAGTTCTTGTTCGCTGGACTGCATTGACCCCGGCATCAAATGTTCATCAAATTGCATTTTCTTCTAGTTGGGGCACCCCAGGCTCCGAGAGTTATGTGACAATTCCTCCGTATTTAAATATAGACAATCTCAATTTAAGTAACCCGGCAAATACAGGAATAACTCTCGGATATTCATTGACTGCAAGAACATTGAAAAGGCCTGCAAAGATTCTTCCACAGACCCCGGTTTCTCTTTCTACTGTAGGAACAGACGGAAGAGCCGAGCCTGAAGTTGATAATCATCGGGGCTCCGTTTGGTCTACCTATAATATTTTATGGAGCAATACCAGTCATATTTTTATTACTGATTCAGAAGGAGCGCCAAATATCACCATTGTTGGCCCAGCAGACAGTATAATAAACAACCACAGTCCGTCTTGGAAAGCGCAAGCCGGCTGGACAATGGCTAATATACCAATTGCATGGTCCGGCGCAGTATCAGCTTCCCCGGATGATATATTTATTTATTCTAGGGATGGGGGCGACGGAACAATAACAAAGCGAAGTACAAACCATACATATCTATATCCCAGTTTTACTAAAAGCATCGGCGGCACGCACGGAATTCGATTTGTCAAGAGTGGATATAATCAGACCATAGTAGACTCCCTTGGTGCTTCTGTAGAAGACAATGCCATAATGTCCCATCGCCCCAATCAACTTACCTTTTCTACTGATTATACCAATTTGGAAAACAACATTGCCGTTCTCTATCGTGCCGGAGCAGATGAAACTATATCTGATATTCGCGTTGGGCCGCAAACCGGCGGCACCGCCGTAGAGGGCGGCGATGCTTGGCGAGAATATGCCATTGTATTTGTTGTAAAAGGTATTGCAGATGATTCCCTTGGAAGAATTATGATAATTGATGATACTACTGCGCCAAATGCTTTTTCGCCATTGGGAATAGTTCCTCGTCAGGTAAGTCCCTCCTATATGAATTGCTCAAGCCCGGCATGGTCACCGAGGATACTTCCCGTTAGCGGGCCCGGGCCTGCAGGGTCAAAACTTTTATTCATTGCCGATGCCGGAACGCCAGAAAGAAGAGTTTGCATTGTGGACTCTGGAACATATTGGGGGACTAATGATAATGCATTGCCCAACGGACCAATTCATAATCCATACAGTTTGGTTGAACTCACCGAAACCAAAGCCAATACTGCAACATGGGCAAATAACACACACATCCTTTCTGACTACAATGGAGGGTCATACACAGATGTCAGTACGTTGACAGCCGCATCTGATACCGTTGATATTGTGTTTTCAAATGGCTCCCCATACAAAGACCATTTTGTTGCATGGACTCTATATAGAACGAAGGGGGTATAATGGACCGAATTGTATTAGGGCAACATGCAAACACCAGCATCGGTGCTGGTCTATATGTATCCATTCCGGGAAAAGATGTCATGCATCCCGAACATGCCCAGTTTGGTAATTTGATGTTCGATTCCAATGAACCTCATTCTACCTTAAATATTATCCAGACAGGCACCTTCAAAATTACCTGTAAGCGAAAAGCCTTTTCTCCGAGAGGGGATACCATAGGAACAAGGCCGGGCGATGATTTTCAAATACAACATATAAAAGAATGGACGTCCGGTGATTTTAATGATTCGTTTCAAGACCAAGGCTTTGGGCATACCTTTAATTTTGACACGGGAAGACCAGCCTCTCTTTCTGTCCAGGCCAACGCCCTTTTTGGTGGGGGCATATTTGGGGAAATTGATGACGGAGCCGGAGGCACCTCCATTACCGGAGGGACATCGACTGTCGGCTCGGGAGAATTTTTAAGTCGGGCCGCCTATTCAATGGGATCAAAAATAGGAACAAAACAAGGAAATTATCTGGATACAGGATCATATAATATTAAAATTAATAATCCATTGCCCAATGGAGAAATTCCAGAAGTTGCTCTTCGATTTGCAATAGGAAATTCTTCTACAGACCCGCCCAGATTTCATCCCTGGTATTCAGATACAACAACAACTGGAGACGGAGGAAGCTGGAGCGATATTGACCATGCTGCCAGCGATCCTACAAAGATTGTCCATATGGACAGTAATTGGATGCGTCTGAAATGGGGAGGGTTGGGCGCCGAAGAATACAGAGGAACCCAGGAGGAATATAGTTGGGAATCTCTCATGGACTTTTTTGGAGGAGATGCACAGAAAATTGCCGACAAATTTGGATTTGCCACCAAAGAAATAGCCGAAGAAAAAATTAGCACACATTCTAAATTACTTTCTTTGGCCCTCACAAATGCCCAAGGGGTCGTCGGGCTTATCCCATATGCAAATTCTACACATATTCATGTAGATGCCTATATGACCCCAACTCATGCTGGCTTGAGACAGCCCATTGACAGAACATTTAGTCAAAGTTCAGGATTTCAAAAAGGAATTGGATACAATGCAATTGATGACTTTGCACATATCAATTTTCCAATAGAAACTCATAACCACACAAGGGCATTTTGGAAGTATAATGATTCTGCTTTTCATACGCAAAGCGACAATATGTTTTGGCCGGTTGGTATGTATACTGCAAATACTGATGGATTTCGAGGGGATTTCTATGATGATTGGTATTCTATAGTCAAAAAACATTTTCATGCTAAATTGTTTTCGGAACTTCCGGGGGTTCCAGAAAGACCAATTCCTGCGGACGATTGGTTTCTTGCCCAGGACACCAGCTATGATGCTTGGCCCGGGCATTTGTTTAATCAGGACAGAACATGGACGACCATTGATAGCGATTATTTGGGAATCAACAATTCCATGTTGCCCCTAAATGAACCTGACCACGGAAAACGAGATATGTACGGATGGGGAGGGCATCCCACAGAGTTTTTTGTGAACCCATTTTCAAACGATACATTGACTTTTTATACCCATATGCAGCCTCCATATGGTGCCCGAAGCCCCCAGGAAAGATTAAAATTTGATGCAGGCTCTCTTTCGCCGCCTGGAGGGATTCCATCTTTTACACCCTATGACCAATATGGAGAACTAAGCTCATATGATTTTCGCGGGCATTATTTACCACAGGACTTTGAAAATGAATCGCAGATGTCGGGCGTCCCTTTTGATTTGGAAATCTATAGCAGAGGGTTTAAACGGAACACCGGCATCTCTAGGTATTCCTTTCGCATAGGGTATCCAGAAATCACGCAAGAAGACGGAAACATCCCCGACGATGATATTAACATTTCAGGCTTTACTGGCCAGCCCAAAGATCCATTAAATGATGGTCAAGGACGTTACGGCAGACTCAATAATACAGTCTGGGGGGATGTTAATCTAACTAGGCCTGCAAACACCTCTCCGAGCAACACCTATTGGGGCCAAACTCTTGATACGGAGCAGGCTTCCCAATGGTCCGGGCTTCCCAATGTCGGACAAACATGGAACGTTGACTCCGAAGGCGTTCCTCTCAATTTTAATGCAGTTGATTATTTCCATTCTATGACCGAAATTGAGAGCGATTATGCTTTCTGGAAGCAGTCGCCGCATCTTGGAGCTACTGGGCCTGATTATTATTCTTATCCCGGAACAAACACGGACGATTACAGTAATCCGGTAGCCGAAAGTCCGCATCGGGCACTCGATGTAGTGCAGGTAATAGGCATAGCTACCTCACCTGCCGGTGCCCATGACATCCTGGGAATGTATGGGACTGCATGGATGCCTATGCCGGGAGTATTCAATGGTTCAGCCATAAAATGGCCAGCCGGACATCCAAATGCAGACTTTCTTGACCACCGAGATTGGATAGGAAGTATGGGCCTCGGGGGCGCGGGTTCTCAACAATCTTTGGCACAGAGAGAAGTCTGGGATACCTTCTATGTTTCCTATGTTGTATATTCTACAGGAAGCATCCCGCCTCCAGAGGCAGCACTTCGCCCGCGGGCAGCATCTCCGTTTGCAACTGCCGGAAAGGCAGCAGAGTCAGTTCCGATTTGGCAACCTGGGTATTTGGGGTCTGCTACTGAATTTGAAAAAAACGAATCATGGCCTTCGGTCATCAACAATGTTGTCTTTCCAGATGATTTTGTGGGAACTGTGGGCGATCCGGCAACAGACCCTTTTGCAGACAGAAGAGATGCTTTTGGAAAAATATATAGCAATTTTCATTTCAATTTAGATTTAGATCAAGGAAAGAATTATGGCTCTGACAAGTTTTCGACCATCACAGGAAAACCTCTTCCTGTGTTCATATTAGACTTCAGCGAAGACAAATGGAACTATACCAATAGCAAAATAGTTTCTGTCGCAATCAATAACTCTGCAAGAATTGTCGGAGGGGGCGGGGCAGGTGGAATGGGCGTTCGCGACCATGCCGCGACTTCCAAACAGGGCGATGTGTCTGGTGGTGGCTTCGGTGGAGGTGGAGGTGGAGGAGGTGCCGGAACAGGAAGAAATATACAAGAAGTTACCCCTTCCAGTTATCTGGGATATTTGGGAACTGGATTCAAGGGCGATGGGTGGCCACACGAAGACCCGGCACTTGCATCGTCTGGCCCCAATGTAAAGGCAGAAGATGGAACAGCGGGAAGTCGATGGGATGTTGGCGGTTCTGGAGGAGCAAAGGCACAATTAGAATCATCAATAAATATTGATAATGCAATGTATCTTTCACATAGTCTTACATATGGACATGGTTCTGATGGTGGAGATATTTTTGAAGTCAAACACCCGCCGGGAGTTCAGCCAATTATTTCAATTAACAATTTAGACACAGGAACCATAGTCTCTGGTGGTGGCGGTGGAGCCGGTGGATATGAGGTTGACGGAAGTTCTGGCGGTGCCTGGGGTGGGCATGGTCAAGGAACTTCTGGGCCAACTACATATACCGGAGGAAATCCTGGGTATGTTGTGACAAGTGAGAACGGAACCTACACAAGGCCTGTCTATATTACAAATATCAGCAATGGAATTATAATGGGAAGAAATCCACAAATCCCATCTCATAATACATCAAACACTTCTGGAGGAATTGCAGGAGGGTGGCTGCTAACAGGAAACAACACAGTAGACTCCACCCTTCCGGGAAATTCTTTTTATAGGATGGTATAGGGTATGAAAAACAAAATCACGGCAAATGTTCATAGCATGAATGCAAATTCAAATATTTGTGTTATTACTATTTGGGATGGGAATGAACTTGTCGTGGACAATAGTAACATTGGGATGGAACCAAACGAAGATGGGTCTGCCAACACGGCATGGTTACGAAATAAAATTTCAATGTATGTCATAGGGCACCGGAAGGCAAAGACACGGAAAGCCAATTCAGAAATCCCTGTTGCAATAAAAGGAGAACAAACATCATGAGAGTTTCTACAATGATTGCAACAAAAGACCATTTCTTGTTTATCATCAAAAGCACTCAGGCAACCGATGAATTATATGCTGCCGAAGGATACCCTGCCGGAAACCCAATTGGCTTTTTGGCTCAAGGTGTCGCAGTAACATTCAAAAAAGAAGACATAGATGCCCCCTGGACTAAATATTCAGACACACATCATGTTGCACCAAACCTTCATGTCCGGTCAATACATTCTCTCTTCGGAGCAGCCGCCCAGACAGATAATATTGTATATGTGACAGTAATTCCAAGAGAAGGGGCATTGGAAGGGGAATGGGAAAAGTTGAACAATGCAAGTGCAGAAGAATCTTTACAAATTGGTTCTTCTGAGTTCACATTTCAGGTAGGAGAGCATTGTAATATTGAATTGTGTCGAGATTTGGATACCTTTGAATCAATTGACCCCCCCGAAGAAGCTCTATTGAACGAGGAGGATATTACATTAAATTTTGAGTAGCACATATACCTAAATATATAAATAGTAAAGAGAATCGTTCTCCTCAAAGGGATACCAAAATAAATGGCCAGCAGAACAAAAAATCTTACTATGGATCAAGGTGCAGACTTTGTGTATACGACTGAGGTTTATACTAGCAAGTCTGTGTTGGGTAAACTCGGAATATCTGCTTTAGATACTGCAAATGCCCAGATGCGAAAAAGCTATTATCATACAGACGCAGTTGCAACATTTGGTATTGTACTGGACCCCGATACCGACACGGTGAAAATGCATCTGGCAGCAGCAAACACGGCAAACATTTCTGCCGGAAGATATGTATATGATTTAGAATATTTTGATGAAACTTCTGCTTCTGCCCCTCCGGGCCCAGGCTCATTAAAGTTCAGAGCATTGGAAGGTATTATTACAGTCACTCCAGAGTCAACAAAGATAGGATAACATGGCAAAACCAACAACAAGAGAAGAATTCAAAACATATTGTCTCAGAAGATTAGGCTGGCCAGTCATTGAAGTCAATGTGGATGACCTTCAATTGGAAGACAGGATTGATGATGCCCTTCGTTTCTGGAAAGAATATCATTTTGATGGCACCGAAATGATTTATTATTCTCATAAGGTCACCCAACCCGATATTGACAATAAATATCTGACTCTTGTGGCACCAGAGGCATCATCAATTCTTGGAATCAGCAGAATGCTCAAACTTGCAAGCAGGACGGGTGGAATGTTCTCTGTAAAATATCAAATACTTTTGAATGACTGGGCAACCTATAGCACCAAAGGAACCCGTGAAATGCAAAATTATTGGCAGAAGATGTCACATCTTTCAATGATTGACCAACTTATCAATGCAATGGAAAACGTTCGGTTCAATAGAAAAACGAACAAGATATATCTTCAGATAGATTGGGCATCGGACATTGCATTGGATGATTTTGTTGTGTTTGAAACATATCAAGGAGTTGATGAGACATCGGCATCAAATTCCGAGGTATGGAATGATTCTTTCTTGAAGAACTATGCCACGGCACTTGTCAAGGAACAATGGGGGATGAATCTGAGTAAGTTTGAAGGAATTCAATTGCCGGGAGGAGTCACACTCAATGGAAGAGCAATTCTTGATGATGCCAGAGCAGAGATTGAAAGATTGAAAGAACAAATGTCTCTTTCGTATGAGCTTCCAGTTGACTTTGCTGTGGGGTAATCATACATGCCCACTAATTTTTACATCAACAATTTTGAGAATCCACCAGAGCAAAATCTTGTTCATGACCTAATTATTGAGAGCATCAAATTCTATGGAATGGATGTTCATTGGATTCCGAGAACCACCACGCCAACCGCAGACCAACTCTATGGAGAAGATTCTCTTTCAGAATTTCGTCATGCCTATCCAATTGAAATGTATATCAAGAATGTAGAAGGGTTTGAAGGCGAAGGCGAATTTCTTTCACGGTTTGGTCTGGACATTCGTGACCAAATTACATTTACCTGTGCCATCCGAAGATTTGAAGACCTTGAGGCAACGCAAGACCATCCGACTGCGGGCATTACGTCAATACCCAGACCACGCGAAGGAGACTTGATACATTTTCCGTTGAATGGCAAGCTATTTCAAATTCAATTTGTGGAGCATGAGTCCATGTTCTATACTGCCGGAACTCTTCCGGTCTATGACCTTCGCTGTGAATTGTTTGTCTATAACAATCAGAATATTGAGACAGGCATTGTTGAGATTGATAACATTGCATCTACAAATACTGCCATTGGATACCGATATTCCAACACAATGCCCACCGGAACGACGGTGGACAATACAATCATTGAAACTGCCGCAAACACAATTCTTGACTTCTCCGAAACCAATCCATTTGGGAGTTTTTAAATATAAATGCTGGCCAACACATTTTCACACGGACTCATACGAGATTTTGTCATTTCCTTTGGAACGCTGTTCAATAACATCAAAATTAATCGGCGCCCATCGTCAGGAGAAACTGCAAGCACCATTGCAGTTCCTTTGATATATTCTCCGAAGCATAAGTATCTTGCACGGATTGAAGAAGACCTTGCCCTTGATAAGCCGGTTGCAATTACACTTCCGCGAATGTCATTTGAAATGATTTCCACAAGCTATTCTTCTGAGCGCAAATTAAATACAATACATAGAATAGTAAAACCCAACCCCTCATCAAACACGACCCTTAATGCTTCATATACTCCTGTTCCTTATGATTTTTCATTTCAATTGCATATATACACAGGAAATATTGAAGACGGAACACATATCATTGAACAGGTTCTTCCGTATTTTACTCCAGAGTTTACAATCAGTCTCAAGAGTGCAACTGCTCTGGGCCTGAACCTTGACCTTCCTATTATTTTAAATAATGTGGACATGGAAGATACCTATGAGGGGAGTTTCGATGACAGGCGAGTAATCACATGGACTCTTGATTTTACACTCAAGGGAAATCTGTTTGGGCCAATCACAACTAAAGGAATTGCCAACAAAGTGCTTGTTAATTTACATCCAACTACAAATACGTTGTCGGCAAATGGATACGATCAAGTTGTAACCCAGCCTGCAATGTTTGCCAATGGCTCGCCCACAACAGACGTATCACTTAGCGTGCCCTCGAATCAAATTAATGCAAATAATGATTTTGGTATTGCTTCTAATATATTTAATTACTGAGAAAGTTGAGACAACAGATGAACAATAATGATATAAGAGAATTGGAAATTGTTACTCCAGAAGAAGAAAAAAAGGAAGAACGTCTTGCTCATCAAGACCAAGACTATGAATACATCCGAAACAATCTAAAGGACATCATAGGGAAAGGTTCGGATGCCCTTGAAGGAATTCTTGAGCTTGCGCGGGACTCTGACCATCCACGCGCCTGGGAAGTGGTCGGACAAATCATGCGACAACTTGCCGAAACAAATAAAGACCTCATTGAACTCCAGAAGGACATGAAGAAAATCAAGGACGAAGAAGGTGCCAAGAAAGTCACGCAGAATGCAATCTTTGTCGGCTCGACCAACGAACTTCAAAAATTCCTTCGGAGCCAGGGTCATGTCAGTAAGAAACTAAAAGACTCAAGAAAGAAATCCGATGGGAAATGAATCATATCTAGGCAATCCGCTCTTGAAGCCGGCCGGTGTTCCTCATGACTATTCCGAAAAGGAGCTTG